AGCTGGCCAGCTCGGTGCTGTTTGACAACCGACTGCTCACCACCGTCACCCCTAATACAAACAGTAGCCAAGGGATTTACTTTAAAGGACTGGCCGCTCTGGACTTTGATCTAGTGGGTGGTATGGGAGAGAAAAGCCCACCCGCTTGGGAGGGTCTTTGGACGGGCTTAAACTTTCTGCAATTAATTACCGCTAGGGTTGAAGGCGAAGATAAGTGCTACTCGATGGTGCTTGATGGAACGTGTCGCATTCAGCTCTGGGAAATAACCAAAGACGGGAAGAAGGATAACAACAGCACTTCGATCGAGTGCTACGTCGAAACGAAAAGTTATTCTTTCGAGAATCCGTTTGAGCTGAAGAAGCTGGAGTACGGCGAAATGTGGATTGACCAGCTGGAAGGCGAGGTTGACTTTGACATTAAGTACAAGCCCAACCAATACCCAGCTTGGGTGGATTGGACTGCGTTCACCGAATGTGCCAAGACAGAAAACTGCGACCCACCAGCTGGAAGCTGCCTTACATTCCACAACTACAAACCGCAGTACCGAAGCCGTAGGCGACTGCCACAGCCAGAGGATAGCTGCGAGTCCACCAACAACGCGCCAATGCGTAACGGCTATGAGCTATCCGCAAGAATTGGGTGGACGGGCCAAGCCAGACTTAAAGGATTTCGGTTACACGCCTACCCCGTCATTGAAGAACCTTACGGTGATTGCACCGAGTTTGGAGCTTGCTCCTAGAATTTATGAAGTACAAAGAACTCATCATTAGCTGCACGACAATAACCGCCAATAGCCCTTACAGTTATGCTGTCGGAGGTTCGTGTGGCGAGAAGGTCAGCCACAACTAACCCAGCTAGACTATGCCCTCTAACCAGTCAGTCACTTTAGTTAAAGGCACAGTCCCAAACGGGACGTGCTTTGATTCCGTATCTGATCTCTACAACACATTCGTTGATCTCACCACAGCTTATGTGGACGGGGCGTACTCGTTGTTTAACTACGGGGCAAACGAGCCGTCAGCTGCGGATCGGGACAAGCCTTGGATAAGAACAGTAGGATCAGCCCCAAACCGGATCTACATTTACTACAACGGTGCTTGGTCAAGTGAACACCCAGTTCCCTACGACAGTAAGGAACGTAGGATTTGGACTGGAACAACTACCGAGCTGTTGACTTACGAAGGCGGTCTTGATGTTGGTGTGTCTGAGAATACCGGCCCGTTCTGGGAGGTGGACACAGCACTCAGCAATCGTTTTTTAATTGGTGTTGGTGATACAGCTGCCGCCCCTAAAGCAGAAGGCGGTGAGAAGGATACCACTCTGGAAGAGAAGAACCTTCCGCCTCACACCCACGACCTTAACTACACCGAACGAGCTTACGCCAACGGGTCGCAGCATACCGGAGAAGGCTCGTTCATAGCTGGAGCCAAGACGGTCAGCGGAATGATTACAGCCAGCTCTGGCCAAAAGTCAGAGTCGTTCACCAACCTCCCTCCTTACTACGGCGTTTATTTTATTAAGCGCACCATCCGTAGGTATTACACAGTCTAATGAAAGTTACTCTCGGAGACGCTAAGACCAGAATCGCAAAGCATCTTAATCTTTGCGCGACTGATGCCCGTACCACCGAGTACATCAACGAGGCGCAACGCCGTCTGATCGAGAGCGGCAAGTGGAAAGGAACCTACGGTAAGTTTACGATCTGCGTCACAGACGGTTGTATCGCTTGGCCCCGACAGATTGAAACGATCGAGTCGGTGGCCCTCAACCAGAATGTTGGTACGGTTCGTAACGATTGGTTTGAGTTTGTTGAGAGTGGCTACGGTCTTCTCGATAACAAAGACAACGTAGGCCACCAGCTGATTGATCGAGGCGAGTCACCCACGCAGAAGGATATGTCCGGCGCGGGTAAGAAGATTCGCGTGTACGCTTTTGTGGACGGCGATGCCGGTAAGACAATTAACATCCAAGGGTACGACTCCAACAACAACTGGGTACGAACCCAAAGCGGTGGCAGCTACATCGACGGAGAAACCGTCACGCTGGTCAACGGGTTCGTAGATACCACCACAGTTTTCAAAAGCATTACCGGAGTCCGTAAGGATGTTACCCAAGCTAATGTCCAGCTGTACGAGCTGACAGATGCCCCTACTGCTGCGGTAATAGATAATGTCGGTGGCTATACTAGCGGAACAACTCCATTAACAGTTGACCCTCTTCCTGCCAGTTTAGACAACGGCACAGTTTTAAACTTCTCAGGCGGGGCTTCATTTATGCTTACGTCATCAGCCTCAAAAGATGACACCACTCTAACTGGAGCAGTTGGCCTTGCGGGTTCAGTAGCCGATAATGAAACCGCCACAGCTACCGCGCCGACGCTGGTAGACTTGGCTACCTACGAGCCGGACGAAACTTTGCCCAGCTATCGGCGTTCGCTGATTCCTAGTCTGGGCGGTGCAGCGGGTTGTGAGAGCGGGACGGATAAGAAAGTAGCCGTCACCGTTATCGCCAAGCTGCGATTCATCAACGCCGTCAACGATACAGACGTGCTAATGGTGAGCGACCTCTACGCGATTAAGAATATGGCGAACGCCATCAAGCTAGAGGAGAACCGAGATTTTGGTGCAGCTTCAGAATACCGCAACTTGGCCTTTGATTCTCTTCAGAATCAACTAGCAAATTATATGGGTGATGGGGCTGTACCAGTTTTACAGATGACAAACCTTAACACTCACGGGGGCGGCGGAATAGAAAGTGTAATATAATGGCAGTAGGAACAGCTTTATCACTAGGAGTCGGACTCGCATCGAGCCTCTTAAAAAAGGGGCCGAAGATTCCGAAGTACAAAAAGGTAGATCAAGACGCTGAACAGAAGGCGGCGATTGCTGGCAACCTCGCGAGCTTTGATAACGCGAAAGAGTTGGCAGACAAAACGACGATGGCCGATCAAGAGCGGCTTGAGTCAATCATTAGCCGCACCCTTCCCGACTACCGCAATATGTTGAGTGGTGCGGGTGGCGCGATCAGTAATATGATTGCCGGTAATCTCCCTATGGCAGACCAAGGGATGATTATGCGCCAAGCAGCTGAGAGAGGTGGCGCAATGGGACTGGGTGGCAGTCAAGCTGGCCGCAACCTTACTGCTCGCGATCTAGGTTTGAGCCAGATGCAGATGATTGGCCAAGGCTTGAATGCGTTCAACAGTTTCTCATCCAACTTACGCCAGAACTACACCGTCAATCCTATGTCTCAAGCGTCAATGTATATGACTCCGCAGCAACGGATCGGCAACGCGATGAGCGAGAACCGATTCGCTTACACCGCAGCTGTCGGCAAAGCGCAGTCAGACGCAGCTAACAACCCGATGAACCGCGCACTAAACTTTGCGAGTGGGGCAGCTGGTATGTACTTGGGCGGCGGAGGGTTTGGTGGAGGTGGCCAACAACAATCTGCCCAACAATCGGGCGGCTTCTTCCAGAGAATGCGATCTGGAATAGGAAGCCTTTTCGGTAACACTAGTAGCGCACCCACTTCACCAAACCAAAGCGGTGGATACTTTAACGCACCTAGACCTTTAACATAATGGCTGAACCAGTAGACTATTTTATGCAAGGGGTTGGGCTGGGACAACGCTCCCGCTCAATACGGAATCAAGAGGATCAGTTCAGAACCAATCTGGCTGAACGGGCTAGGCAGTTCGATTTGAACAACGACATCGCCCAGTCAAACCTAGAGCTGCGGCAGAAGGAGTTTATTCTTAACCAAGAGAATGCGGTGATTGAAAACCAGTACCGTATTGCCAACACCGAGCGAGTTAAAGCTGTTAACAATCAAGCCAAGAAGCTGGCTGATGATGCGGTTAAGTTTGCGCCCAATATGTCAGCTTTCAATGATGAACTAAACTTGTGGGACGGTGTAAGTGCGCCACCAAAAATCCCAAGCGGTTTACCTAAAACTCAAAGGGCTGAAGCGATTGCAATGCGTGACGATGCAATCAACGCCAGCAAAGCCGATGAGCTAGTTAAGATGAAAAGAGATTGGAACACGCAGCAATCCAAGCTCTACAACGAAGGTTTCGCTTGGATGATGCAGAACAATCCGAGAGGCTTGATGTATAATGCAGAAACCAACGAGACTTACTACGATTTTAATTCGTACCTAGACACGAAGCAGTCAGTAGTAAACTTTCAAAACTCACAAGCAATTTTTGGAAGGAGCGGAATGCGGCCTTCGTCTGTGACAACTCAGAATAAACAGATAGGTGGGGGTGCAGTTCAAACAACGTGGAAAACTCCAGACCGAGTTGAAACGTCGCGGGAAAAACTATTAAACAAATCTTTATCAGATTTCATAACTGAAGATAGTAGTGGTGAGGCTGTGTTTAACCGCACCCTTCTTGATGAGGTTGTGAGGGCTTTACAGAACCGCCGTCCTTTGCCCGCAAATGTTACCGACCCCAGCCAGATAAATCCCGACCTTCTCAACGGAGAAGTAGGTACAACCCCATAATGCCATCACCAACCTTAAAGGAAGTTCGGAAGAGGTTTCCGCAGCTGGATAACCTCTCCGACAACGAGCTAACTGTACGCATCGGCAATACTTATCCGAAACTTTTGGAGAAGGATAAGGATCTGGCAAATGAGTTTACTGACCTAACCGAGTTCACCCTTGGCGGAGCTGCCTCGCAAGTAGGCCAGAAGATTTCTATGGGTGCGCCAATGATGCTTGGCAAAATTGGCTGGGGTGTAGCTGAAGGATTTACAGCTCCAATCATTGGCGACTACTCGGCTTCTGATTTACCAGTGTTCGGATTAGTTAAGAGTGTTACGGATGCGCTAGGGTATAAGGTAGACGTAACCGGCGCGATCAATCGCTACGCAAAAGAGATGGGCGATGAAGCCGACAACCAACTCCGCAAGATAAACGAAGGAGGACGTGTCCAGACTTTAGTCGGGGAAATGGATATTGAGGGAACCGAGTCAGAGATGCCCACAGAATGGGAGCGCAGACTCGGTAACATTGCCCAAACTTCCGCCACCCTTCTTCCTACTATCGCCGCAGCCCCAGCTGGGACACCCGCTGTCCTAGCAGCTGCCGGACTGACAACCTTCGGTAGCACATTCCCAGAAGCTAGACGAAGTTACGAAGAGGCTGGTGACGAGAACGCCAACCAAAAAGCATTTGCTATTGCGGCGGTTGACGGGATTAAGACTTCAATCATTACAGCTGCCGGTATGAAGGTGGCTCAAAAACTTGGAGGCGGTGATCTTGATAAGATAGCTGGCCTCAGAGGTGACGCGGCCACAGCGCAAAGTCTTGGCCAAGTCTTAAAAGGAATCGGTATTGGTATGCCGATTGAAGGTGTTGAAGAAGCACTTGATGAAGCAATTTCAGCTGGCATAGCTACTGTTACCTACAACCCGAACGCTGACGTTTACGAAGCTGCCGCTGAAGCGTTCTTTGCTGGGGCTTTAATAAGTGGCGCAGTTGGTTCCGTATCTGGTTACTCCCGATACCGCGAAGCAAAGAAGCAAGCCGACTCACTAGAAGAAGCTGGTTTACCAGAGACAGCTCGGCGCGTGCTTGAAAAAGCTGAAGAGGAAATCAAAGCAGCTGACGCGGAGCCGGAGCTGAAGATTGAAGAAACAAAAGATGCAAAGCCGGACAAAATAGTCGGGCGCGACGAGGAAGGCAGACCCACTCGCGAAGTGCAACCCGCAGAAGAGTTGGACTTTGAAGACGTTCCAGAGATTGAGGAAACAGCAGAGCTTACTCAGCAGATTGAAGCAGCTGAAGCTGAAGCAGCTACAACAGCTGAGGTTTCAAGCCTAGATGAGCTGGAAGGGATCGCCCGTGCAAAAGGCATTGAAGGTATTGATTGGAAAAGAGTAATAGGACTGTCCAGAGCGCAGATAGCTGAAGGTGTTTCAACGAGGGATATAATAAGTGTTCTTTACAATACTTTAGATATTGGCCAAGGAACGGCATTATTATTCACCCCTAAAAGCGGAAAGAATGCTGGAGTAAGTATTCTTAATGAACTTACCGAAGCTCTTGACGCTGAGATTATTGCAAGAAGGACACCAACAGCTGACGTAGCTGACACAGCTGACCTGGCAGCTGAAACTTCAGCTGAACCAGCAGCTACGCAGTCGGAAGATTTATTTGGCGGAGACGTAACCAGCGACGAGTTGTACGAGCTGATTGATAACGAGGCTTACAACCAGCTAGGGGTCGAGCCGATCACGCCGCTTGAGCAAAGTGTTGTTGATGATCGGATGTCTCGCTTGTCTAAAGAGCAGAAGGAGGAGTACGACGAAGAGGTTGCTGAGACAGTTAAGCTACTCGCTCCAGACTTCAACACCCAAGCGAAGAAAGACAAGTGGACTAACGAAGATTTACAACGCAGACGAGCAACCGACGCTGGCCTTAAAGAAGAGAACCAGCAGATCGAAGCTCAACAAGCCCCACAAGAAGATGCCACCCAGCCGACAACTGAAGAAGTGGTGGTTCAGAAGGAGGAGCTTACAGAAGAACAACGTGAGTCGCTTCTTCAAAAACTTACGAAGCTGGCGCAGCCCAGCAATCGTATGAGGAAGAGTGGCAAGTTCCTTTGGAAAGCGGGACGAGGAGACAACCGAGATGAGACGACACAATACCCGAACAAGCCAAAAAGCGAGAGCGGTCTTAAAGAGTTTCAAGATGAGCTAAACGGGTTAGTAACAAACGATCTTACCAAGATGGAACTGCTTGCTGAACTAAAGCAGACCGTCCTTGAAAGAGCGCAAACTAAAGAGTCCACCGGAAAAGGTAAGCAGCTCAACACAGCCAGAACCAAAGCGGAGATCGAGTTTCTAAAAGCACCAGAAGGTCAAGAAGACATACTCGATAACTTCATCAACACCGTTGGTGGGAAGATTGATGTCCCAGTTGGTAAGGATAAAAAGGTTATCGTTAAGGGTGATAGCAAAGAGAAACTACCAGCTGAGTATGACGGCATTGATAACTTTGCTACTGCGGTAAATGAACTGTCCAGATCAGAGCCGTCCGTAGCTGGCAGCTTGGTTAATCGCGTACCCGCTTCAAAGATCGACAATAAGGTTGATGAGTATGCCCAAGCTGTCGGTGTTGAGACAGATCAATTTTGGGACTTGATGGCCGATGCGATTAATCGCCGAATAGAACGCAACCGAGCCAGACAAGCGTGGAGGGATGAGGTTCCTTTAACTAAAGCAGTAACCACAAAGAGTGAAGAGTCCACCACCGTTAAAGCTGGCGAGCTGACCGAACAGAGTTACTTTGTTGCTAACGGGAAAACGTACATCGTTGCTCAAGTCTTTGATGACGGTGAAGGCAATGTCTCTATTGTGGTTCAAACCGTAGGTGGCAGCAACCGAGAGTACGAAGATATTGACGTACAGTTCGACACGCCTTTGTACCTTGAAAAATTTGAAGCTGCTGAAGGGGCAACACAAGAGATGCGTGAGGAGGTTGTCACCCCAGCTGAAGATGAGTCAGACCCAGACGTTCCCTTCGCTTCTGCCCCAGCTGAAATAGTCAACGGTGTTCGGATGCCGAAGGCTTCCTCTGATCTTGAGGAAACATTTCTGGCGCGGGTTGCTGCTCTTATCCCACGCATACAACGCAGACTGGGAGGCGCAAAGGTTCGTAACATTTTCATCAGTCGCCAAAAGAATATGCCAGCGTTCTCCAATGCACGCGGCGGCGACTTCGGTTCCATCTTTTTAAACCCAGAGCTGATTACCGCTATGGAAGAAGCGGGTAAGGGTGATCTTGAAAGCATCTTAATCGAGGAAATCATTCACAACTACAACGGGCTGGCTCTATTCCACAGCTGGAATCAGTCGGGTCGCCAAGAACCTTTCGAGAAATACTACGAGAGGATGATGACCGAAGTGTTCTTGGAAATGTCCAAGGGCGAGATTGCCGATACGGTTTTCTACTACGGTGAACAGATCAAAGGTGACGCAGTTGCAATCGCTGAAGAATATATTCGCATCGCCTTACAGCGTAAGCTGACCGGCACAATCAACGAGGACTTCTTTGGGCGTAAGGTTGAACGCGGTGGCGCGTTGAGCCAGCTAATGGACATACTCGCTCGCTTCTGGAACGGAGTTACCCGTGGGTTCACCGGCAGATCACCGCGCATTCGGACTCTCAAGAAGCGTATGCGCCGGATGATGAAGGACAACCGAGTGTCCTTCCCCGCTCTTGACGGAGCCAAGCTGGTGTTCACTCCGGCTTCCCAAGGGGAGTTTGAGTTTGAGCAACCTGTAACGCCGGAGTTAAGCACGCGAGAGTATGAAACTATTCTGCACAATGAGGACGGTTTCAACTTCAACACCGGAGACTTTATGGCCGCTCTCTTTGGGATGTCCCAGCTGGAGCTGGCCCAGATAGATAAGCAGACCAAGATGGCTGGTAAGGGTGCAAACACCATACCAGCTATGGACGCTGCATTCATACAGCGTCAAAGGAATACTGACATTCCACTACCAGACGAATTTATTGTTAAGGTCTACACCAAGCTGCACGAAAAGGTTGGAAACGATACTCGGCTAAACGACACGCAAAAAGACCAAGCGATTATGTACGCGCTGAGTCGTATCTCTAACGATGCCAGAAGATTCATCATAAGAAAAAAGCGGTTTACAGACTCATCAGAGGCTTTGCTTGGGGGTAGAGATTACAACTTGAGTCAGAAAATGAGCCAGCGTTTAGCTGATTATTATAAATTTTCTAAACGGCTAGGTGAAAAGGTTGTTAAGTCTGGTGAAGGTTTAGTTTCTCTCGACGTTCCACTAGAGCTTACAGAGGAATCAGAAGGGGGAACACTTTACGATATGGTTCCCAACCCGTTCATTATGTCAGCAGACTTGGAGCTAGTGAACGATGAACTACTTCGTTACATCGAAGAAGCGCAACTGGCTTTCACTCCAGCGGAGAGGGACTTATTTTCTTTCGCGTTTGAGAGGGACTTTAAGTACGGATACTTGGCTGAGTATTCAAGGCAGCGGGGATTAACGGGTGGTGGTCAAGCGTCAAACTTATGGAGATCTGTTAAAGAAAAGTTAGCCCTTACCTTAGCTGCTAAAAAAGATTTAGACTTACAGATTGAAAAGAGAGTTCCAGAGAAGTTGCTTCCAAGAATTGAAAAGGTGCAACGCGCCTTTGAAGTTTTAAGCGAGCAAACAAAAGCTGATATGCAGAAGGCCGAGGAGGCTCGCGTACAGAAGAACATTAGGGAGCTGACAGCTGAAGAGGTTCAAGAGAAGACTGAAGACAAGCCGCCTATCCAAAGCGTTGAGGTAACACCAGAAGGTGAAGTCCTCTCTGCGGCTTTCGACATAACGAACAACCGCGTTCGCCGGATGATGAACTTGCCGGAGCTGCAACGCGATGAGGAAGGCCGGATCATTAACCAGCCACGCGAGCGTTCTATTCTGGAAGAAGCCGAAGCCAACCGTAAGCGGAAGACAACCGCTGCCTCGCTGCCGCCAGAGTTTGTTTCCGACGTAGCTGAAAGAGCTGACGAACTGAAAGCTGAAGACGCAAAGAACTACCGCGCCAGCGAAGAGGTAAAAGCAGACGAGTCAGTCAAGTCAACTGACAGTCGCAGCGAAGAGGTGAAGCAGCGGATGAAGGATGCAGCTGAGAACACAACCAGCTGGTGGAAATCAATTAAAGAAACGGTTGCTGATCTAACAGACCTTGGCAAACAGCTGACTCGCCAATTCCGATTCCTCAATCCCCGCACGCACGGGCATACGGTTGAAGTGCTTCGACAGTTTCAAGCTACAACAGAAACCTCTCAGGCCAGAGCCAGAGAGGCGTTGAGGTCAATCACAGACGGGCTAACTGGAGATCAGTTTGAGTTCTTCACTCGCGTGTTGGTATATCGCGACTTGAAGCAGTCTGTTCAAAGCGGTCTGTACCAGAAGAACAAAGACCTACCATTCGGAATTAAAAGCAAAGCCGAGCTAGACTTCCTTCTTCAAGAAGCTGAAGCCGACCTAGCTGCGCCAGAGAACCAGAAGGTGCGTGATGCGATCCAGCGTCGTAAGGCAATACTGACTGATCTGACAAAGAAGATGCAGCAGCGCAAGCTATTGCCGGACACCATCACCGACGCTGAAAACTATTTCCACCGGATCACGCTTGAGTATCGTGACGCTGCTCAACGCGGGGTGCTGAGTGAATCTACAGACGTAAGAACCAGACGCGCTGGCTTCCAGAAGAAACGTAAAGGTAGCGAGAAGGATTACACCACCGACTTCTTGGAATCGGAGAACGCAGTCTTATCCCAAGGTTATGCGCAAGTGCAAACCCACGACACGCTTGTTAGGTTAAAAGGATTGCTAGATCAGAAGTCCCAGCTGAAGGCTCAAGCCAAAGCGTCTAATGAGGCTGCGCTTATTGAGGATGTTGGTGACGTGGATGCTTTCTTTGCGCCATTCAATAAGAATATCGCAATCGGTATTTCGCAGATACAGAAGCTAATCAGCCGTGGGCAGATATTTGTTCCCAGCAAGTTCACAGCCGCAGCTGAGTCATTGGTTGGCGGAGCCACTAAACACCCAGACACCTTCGCGTTCTTTAAGCACTTAATGGACACCAACTCCGCTGGGGCTGGCTACGCCGGAATGATCTTCAAAGCAATCCGCGCAAAGGAACAAGCCACCAAGAACCAGCTGGGTAACAACTACAAGACGTGGCGTGATCTGGTTGGCGAAAACAAAGAGCTGACTATCTGGCAACCAGAGAAAGGCAACTTCCTCTACAAAGGAACGGTCGCCTCTGACGCTGCTTTGATTAAGTGGTTTGACCAAGCTGGAGAGCTGGACACAACTACGATCAGTAAAAACGATTTACGCAAACAGCTGGTGCTGGGTGGCCGCAAAGATGAGTGGGCCATTCCGGTGGAAGTTGCCAAGCAGTTAGATGAGTTAAAACCAGAAGAAGCAAGTGGCCCCGTAGCTGAAACAGTAAGCAAGATCAGCGGTGGCGGTGTAGCTCAATGGAAATACTGGAAGCTGTTTAACCCGCTGGGATTCATCAAGTACGAGCTGAACAACTTGACGGGTGACTTTGATGCGGCCTTCGCCTATTCGCCGGAGATCGTTAGCAAATATTCCAAGCAAGCATACCAAGACTTGTACGACTACCACGTCAACAACAAGCCGCTACCAGCTGATATGGAGGAGCTGCTTCAGAAAGGCGTGCTGGGTTCCGGCTATATGCTTCAAGACCTAGCAGAGATGAAGCCGGAGCTGGCTGTGGACGCTTTGTTTGGAGACTTTGCTGACGGTCTAAAGAAGAAGTCCACTTGGCTCAAAAACTTTACAAACAACTACAAGCGGAAGGTTGCCACAATCAACCAAGTCAGAGAGGACACTCTGCGACTAGCTGCCTACCGCTACTTCCAAGAGAAGCTGGAGACTGGGGCCGACGTGTTCGGGGCTTCCGATCCGAAGGAATTGGCACTTATCCCAGATAAGAAGGACAGAGCCGCCAAGATGGCCCGTGAGCTATTAGGCGACTACGGAGCTATCTCAACGGGTGGCCGCTGGCTTCGCCGTCATATGCTTCCCTTCTGGTCTTGGATGGAGATTAACGCTCCCCGATATGTTCGGATGATGAAGAACGCCAGACTGGAGGAGCGCGACGGGACAGCGGCCAGAGTCGCTGGTGCAGTTGGCAAGAAGGCTGTAATGCAGACTGGCAAGTTCGCGCTGCTCGCCTCAACGATGCCGTTCTTTGTGAATCTGTTTAACAGATTTATGATTGCAGCTGGCTTCGTAGATGAAGAAGACAAGCGGGTAATTGACGCACGCAACCAGCAACACTTACTCCTCTACTCTACCGATGAAGGACGAGTGATTTCGCTACGGATGCAAGGCGCACTCACAGATGCGCTTGAGTGGTTCGGGGCTGGCAGCATCTACGCGACTGCAACAGATGTTGCATTCACCGACGATACTGTTGCAGATGCGGCGGGTCAGTACCTATCTCAAGGCGAGTGGTGGAAAGGTGGACTCAATCGCGTAGGCACTTCTTTGACTCCTTTGCTAAAGGTTCCAGCTGAAGCTGCCTTTAAGAAAACACTATTCCCAGATGTAACCCGCCCCGCCCCTATGCGCGACACAACCGCATATGTGTTGCAAAACCTAGAGATGGGCTGGGCGATGATGGGCGTAAACTCTCTCTACAAACTAGCTCAAGACTTCCCAACCTCCGGCGTAACCGGCGGCGGTAGTCCAGCCAGATCGCTGTGGCAATTCGTTGGATACACCACCGATACCGGAGAGTCTGCTTACAACTACATCAAGTCAAAGGAATACCGCTTCTACGAGGAGAAGGAGGGGGAACAATCTGGCTTCACCACCAACAGCAAGCAAGACGCGCTGTACTACCACAAGAAAGCCCTCAAGTGGGGTGACACCGCATCAGCTGAACGCTGGAAACAAGAGTACCTAGAGTTGGGCGGCACAGCCTCCGGCATAAAGCGCAGCGTCTCAGCAGCTAAACCACTCGCCAAAGTGAAGAAGTACCGCAAAGAGTTTATCAATAACCTCTCTGATACTGAGAAGGAAATACTTCAACGCGCAGAAGAATGGTACAAAGGAATCAAATAAACTCCGAAGAAGCCGCCAAGTTCGACGCACTACTTGAGCTTCTCATCGCTGAGTTCAACGGGAAACTGTTCTACCACGAAATCATCGGCATACTTCAAATGCAAATAACCGGCCTCACGCTAGAAGCCTACGGGCTAACCGAGGATGACGAAGAAGATGATGACGATTGGGGCAATCTCATCGGTTCAGTAGACGATGAATAGTGTCTATATTAGTACGGTTCGTACTAAAATAGAGACTATCACACAGTATCTATATTAGTACGGTTAGTGTCTATATTAGTACGGTTCGTACTAATTTAGATACTCCATACCTAGCTAGTAGTATAGTAAGCCTTTAGCTTGGGTAGGTTTTCAATCGGCTCATACAGCTCTCGCTGCTTCTTTCGCTTCCGATAGTTGCGATCTCGGATGATATGTGGAGTCGCTCCCCCTTCCCACTCGCTATTACCCGCGAATCGGTAGCAATCCTTCCCACATTCCTCGCAAACCCCCTTAAAGCCGTAGATAGTTCGCCTCGGTTTCTCCCAAGTGACCCGCTCAATGTCCATTTCCCGCAGACATTTGCAGCGAGTACAGCGAATCTCCCGTCTTTCCTTTAATTCGTCAGAAATAACGTGGGCCTCCTACGTTGTTTGTCCACCTTCTTCAGCATATTAGCGAATATCTTGTACCGACTGCTGCCATTAGCACCAATCGAGTCACATTCCGTAACCAACTGGGCCAGTATCTTCTGCATTTCACTAGCCTCACGCTTGCTAAACGACACAACCACCGGCCAATCGTCCCGACCGCAGCCGTAATGCCTAACAATCTTACTGGATGTAGCTTCCATACCAAAGATGTTGACCCGACCGTCAACTATCTTCAAGCCGTATTGGCACACATTTGCGATCTGAGCGCATTTTGTAGCTGAAAGGTCAGCTGATAGGGGCCAGTTATTAAAAGTTCTTTAGAGGGGCTGTGAGGAGTGGGGTGGATTGGGTGTTGCAGTTCAAATTACAGAAAAATTGTGTGGGGTCGTATTATATATATAGGAGGGGCTGGAGGGGGGGGGTGGCCTCGCTTTGCACCTATACTATACTGCCCCGCTCCCCGCCCACCAACACCGTAATTGTCGCCGGTTCATTATCAACCCACGACAACTTGCTCCGGCAATTGTGAAAGTACCGCAATATTAACGACTGCTTGATCCTTTTCGCCGATGTCGAAGACCGTTGACGCACGCTTGGCCACGTCTCCCGCCACCCTCTCCCTCACTGATAGCTGACCAAGACCCAGATCAGCTGGAGGAATAGCATCGAGAGCATCGAGAACCGCCGAAACGTCCTCTTGTATTCGCGCCTTAATACTATCACCAGACCACTCCACCACATCCCCCACTTCTCCCCCCTTTTCACGCACCGGAGAGACACCCCTTGCAACACCGGCCAACACCGTCTCCGCACGTTGCCAGTTCTCTTGGTTCACTTTGCGACACACGCTGGATTTATTGCACTTTATAGCCGTTGCAATCTCTCTTGGAGACTTCCCTTGAAGATATAAACGCCGCCCTTG